ATATCCTGATCTGGCATTGTAATGACACGAGTGGTGGCCGTGGCAAGCCCATCAGCCTCAATACGAACTAGCTTAGTCGCATCAACAGACCCTTTTACTACTGCAGTAGTATCCACAACAGGAAGAGGCGCTGCAAAAGATCCAGTGTCAGGAGTCAGGTCAATATCCTGATCTGGCATTGTAATGACACGAGTGGTGGCCGTGGCAAGCCCATCAGCCTCAATACGAACTAGCTTAGTCGCATCAACAGACCCTTTTACTACTGCAGTAGTATCCACAACAGGAAGAGTCTCCCCCGGAACACCCTGCGCACCCTGCACACCCTGCTCACCCTGCTCACCAACCACTCCAGCCACTCTAATCGTCCAGTCGGCGAACGTACCTGCACCCATAGTTGATGTAATGTTGATTGAAAGTGACGTGCCGCTGTAGGTGGTCACTACGCCTGACATGATCCTACCGTCTGGATCTGCGTCTGAGGTCACTACCAGCGTGGAGCCGGCATCGAAGAACTTCCCTGCCTGAGTCGTGAATACTTTCGCACCTGTGCCGATCGTAGCGCTGGTCGTTGACGTACCTGCAAGCTGTGCTGCACTTGCAGCAGCTGCGGTCGCAGAGTTGGCTGCGGCAGTGGCGGATGCGTCTGCTGCTGCGGCTGCATCCACAGCTGTCTGGATATCAGCCTGAAGGAATACAGTCGAGAGCAGCTGGAACCCGGTACCTGACGCGCCAGGCTCTCGGATCAGTGTGACGGTCTGCCCAGCTTTGACGCTGCCCTCAACCAGGGCTGCGCCGGTGCCGTCGATCATTGGCTCGTTGGTACCGCCGTTGACTGAGATGTTCGCCGGTCCAGTGTTCAAAAATATCGCCTTGAACGTCACCTCAAAGCCTTCGCGATATACACCGTCTGGCAGATTTGGAACAGTCACCTCATAGAGAGCAGCACTCGTACTTACATCGGTGCCGTACTGTATCCGCTTGACGTTATCCTCAGTCGGTAAGACGTCGAACCCCGACTCTACCGCCTGGTTGTTCGTGTTGAACTGCGTAGACCGCACGGTGGCCAGCGGCAGTGCGGGAGAAGCAGGCTGTGCATAATAGTCATTCATCGTGATCCCCGGATCATCCGTCGTGGCTTATAGTGGTAGACCACGTCCTTCAATATTAGAGGGTCGTCGGTCGCTGAGCTATTGTAGAAGATCAGATTTATGGAGTCACCACTGCCGGTCAAGTCGATATCCGCGTCAGTAGCGAACTTGGCATCGAATATAGCATCGTCCCACAGCCCAATGTCCCACGCTGACTCTACTCCTGCAAGTGTCTTGTTCTGGGTCAGCGTTGGCTGCTTCGAGGCAGTGCCTGATGACAGCTCGGCGTAGATCTGAATCGTCGCTCGGCCGTCCAGAACCGTATCTATGAACGCTCGGTAGAACCGCTTGAGCGCAGTCGGCGACCCAAGGAAGTGGTTTACCGGCTGGAGCCATCGCTCAATAGCTTCCCCGTCATAGGACTGGCCTACATCCCACTCGTAGACAAACCCGTCCGTGCCGCCGACATAGCTGCGCTCCTCTCCGTTCTCATCCTCCTGGTTGGACGCGCAGCTGATCCCGCGCTGGAGGTCGAACTCAGTGAACCCGATGACGTCGCCCTCTTGGAGGGTCATCGATAGCCCACGTCCATTGCTGGCGATTAGGCGGTACACGTTATTCGCCCGCGACACCGTCGACGCTATGATGAGCGGACGCAGTCGGTTCAGCAGCGGTGTAATCTTGCGCGACACGGTGGCGTTCTCGAAGTTACCAAATGCCAGTGTTCGAGACAGCTCGATCACCCCTCGGTCGTCAAGCATGTACGTGGTGCCGATGTGCTGCATCGTGTACGGAGACCCGCCGGTCTTGGCGCTCGTGACATCGAATATGAAGTCGTCAATGGTACTTCCAGTTACGGCGTACGTTATCCGGCGTGTGGCAACCGTGAGTGAGCTGGGGGTAGTGTCAAACCCTGTTACAGCTGCACCGACTGCGATCTCCACGGACCCGCTCGCAGCGTCCCATAGCTCAGGGTCATTAGGCTCACTGTTTCTGAGCAGGCCTCGCTCATATCCAACGAACCAATGGCTCTTGTAAGGAGCTGAGAATGTCGGGGTATCAGTTGTTCTATTGGTCTGATCAGTGTAGACCGGGTGTGCGTGTGACCGGCTAGGGCTAATGACGAACGCAGGGTTGACGCCGTCTACGGAATGCACTTCCGACGTGGCAGCGCTGCTAAAAAAGTTGTGGGAGAACGACTCATATCGGCCGCCTGCCTTCTGAACAAACGGTATGGCTGACTCAGATACAGTGGCAAGCGGTGTCGCCCCCTGCAGGATCGAATCGGTTGCGACAAACCCGGTCGTGAACCCGGACACGACGATGTACCCTTTTGTCTGGGCGATCGTCTCATACACCACTGCCTCAATAGTGGCATTGTTCGTGCCGTCGTTAATCACTGTGCCTGGAGCTTCGTTCAATGGAAGCGCTGCGAGGCCGGTATCGAAGAAGAGGATGTCTCCGAACGGTACCCGCACCCACCCGGCCGCAGTAGCCTCGTAGACGCCGCACTCAGTCCCGTCGATATCTCGCATGGCGTACAACTTATCAAAGTGCCTATGCACTCCTCGCACTGCACCGATACCAGGCACAGCTTCGATGAACGCCTTGAAGTACTCCTCCTTGGCGAATCGCACTGCTGCGAGGGTTGTGTCGTCGTCGACTGTGATATTCTGGAACGCGAGCGATGTGGACGTAGTCGCTGCGCTTGTAGCCGTCATCGACTCTCCAACTACGAACGTACCGATGACAGATACTAGATAAAGCGCGTTCGCTGTGACCGCTACCAGCACGCCGCAAGCGCCTGTCGCTCCGCCGGTCACAAGCTCCCCTGTGACAAATCCTGTGCCGCTGGTTACCGAGATGCCGGACCACGGGCTGCGAGTCGGAGAGTCCCGGCCGTCAGCTCGCTCAAGCCCTCGCATCATGCGGTACCCACCGCTGACGTCAGCCTCAAAGTTTTTAGCGTTGACAGCTCGGCCTGGGTCAACCTGCAGCGGCGGTGTGACCAGGTCCAGGCCACCGCCCAGGATCACATACTGCGTCTTCTGTGGCTGAATTTGCCGGGCCATTAGAAGTTCTCACCTGAATAGTCGTCGGCGCCCACCGCAACGACCTGGATCTCGGTGCCTGTGTAGACAGACCCAGATGCACGATTTGATGGAAGCTCGCTAGACTCCAGCTGTATAAGCCGAGGAGCGTACTGCTCAACCCCTGCTAGCTTAGACTCATCAGCACCTTCATAGTTGGCATAGTACTGCAGCGCTTTATAGACGATGATGTCCCTGAACTGGACTGGGATAGCAGGAGTGTCAGCGTTTGCAACGAGCTCGGTCGCCGTCCTGAAGTACTGAGCTGCGATCGTAAGCACCCTGGTAGGAGTATCCAGAAATCGGACACCGTTATCGGGCAGAATAATGAAGGTATACGGATCGCCGCTTTGAGGTGCTATCGGGCTTCGTTTATGCTCCGCCCACGGAGTAGGTACCAGCTCTTGCTCGAAGTCTGTAATCGAGAAGGTCTTATCATCCCACAGATTCAGGTCTGGGGGTGGCGGGTAGTCGCGCACGGCCTGGATAGTCGGGAACGTGTGAAACTCGTGTAGGAAGTCCCAGTCGAACCACAGGCCTTCGACTTCAGTCGTAGCCCGGGACACCCAGTTAACTACACGGCCCAGTTCGCCGACCTGGCCTTCAGTGTTCGTTATATTGCCTGAGATTCCTGCGTCTGAGACTAGCTGCTGGCAGAGATCCAGGAAGGTTCGTACCTGCATCGGTCACCTCAGTGGTTAGGCTTCTAACTTCTTCAACTTGTTGGTTAGCCGGGTCGCCGCAGCGCGGTTGGAAGGCGTTGGACTGGCCTTGGATTTGACTTCAGCTTCTACCAACTTCACCTTTACTTCAGCGATCTCAGCCGCAAGTGCGTCTGCTTCAGGGTCCGGGACAGGCACATGCTGCGTGGCTTGAGGGGCGGCAGGTGCTGCCGGAGCTACCGGTGCCGGTGCCGGTGCCGGGACTACTGGAGCCGAAGCAGGTGCTGCCTTAAGCAGATCCCCGGCCTTAACCTCCTGATATCGCACATCGTACAGCTTACCGCCTTGCTCGTATCGGGCTTGAGGGCACGCCGCATAGACACCGTGAATCGTGCCGTGCGGTTTTTTAGAGTCAAATGACATAGCTATCGCCCTCCATCGGCTGATGGCCGTCTACGTAGATACTATGCGCAACCGACACACCTTCAGTGATACTCCCCTCCAGGTGCTCCTCCCCGTAGAGTGTATCTTCGCGAGTGGGTCTGGTGCGGACCTCGACAGGGAAGTCGCCTTGAGCAACTCGTGTATCTCGGTCGGCTCTGTGATCCGTGTTATTCCGATAGTCATTTAGATACGGCATAATTTGGTACCTTAAATAAAGAAGGCGCACATCCAAGGGTATCGGAGGTGCGCCTTTTTGTCCAGCTAGAGCCTTTAGAACCAGGCGATAGTCACGCTGAGGTTAGCAGCACCCGCCGTAGACCCGCCATCCGACGAGAGCTCGAACAAGGTATCTGCTGGAAGCAGCGCCGTCACACCGTCGACTGGGGCGTTTGCGAACGTATCCGCTGCACCTACCGCTACGGTAAGTGACGCGTACGCGTTGTCGTCTCCTGCACTGCCGAGACTGACGATCGACGCAGCGACAGTGGTCGCCGTAGTCACCAGCGCTTCCATCGACTCAACACGTCCCGTCATCCCTGCAGGTCCGACTTGAGCCAACTTGACGCCAGCGGTGGCGATCGTAGACGCCAGCACCGGGTACGTGATCTTTAGGGGATCATCATACGTAGCTGTTGGTTTGATAAGTGCCATGGTTTAACTCCTCAGCATCCGATTACAAAGCCATCGCCGGCGCTTTCGCGACGACCTTCAGGACGCTGATTGTCAGTCACCATTTCGGCGTTCTTGACCTCAGTTCCCTTTACCATGCTCAAGCCGTACTCGACACCGGCCATATCGGCGATGCCCGTAGTGCTAGAACGCGAAGCGCTGGAATCATAGAGTTCCTGATTCTCCCCAGCGTTAGGGCTATAGTCGGCCATGTTATGGCTGTAACCCTTTTCCTGCATTTTGTACCCACCTTTAGTTTCCATAACAGACCCCTATTAAGCTGCGGTATCCCACTTGATGATTCGGTTCTGCAAGCCATCTGCAGAGTTGTGGACGATGCCGAACCCGCCCAGATAGTACCAGGCGATACCACGGCTACGGCCGTAATCCGTGGGAATTTTACCCCGGATCTGCTCAGGCTCAACGATCGCTTCAGCGACAGTGTCGGCGCCGAAGAAGAACACCGCGTCAGACAGTCCGTTGGCCCAGGCTTCAGAGGCGATATTGGTCTGCTCTACGAATCGAATACCTTCGTAGCGACCTACCTCACCGTTGAAGATCAGCTGCATGCCGGACTCGACGTTCTGGTGGATTCCTTCCAGCTCGTTTTTGAACGTACGCAGAGTGGTAGGGCGCGCGATCGCGAAGTAATCGTCTTGCATGTAAGGCGAGATGTCCCGCTCTTTCATGATATCGGCGATCGCCTTGATGTGCTCTTTATTCAACGCGACGTTGTTGGTAATCGTCGCGCCGCCGACCTCGACAGTTACTGCCGTGGCTGAGTTACCGCCAGTAGGCGTCACAGTTACCACAGTAGCATCGAACTGCTCGTGCGCTGCTCGGTCCAGGGTTTTGCGGGCGTCGTTTTTCAGCACCTTCTGGATGACTTCCTTGACCGGGTGACGGCTCAGGTCGTCCAGCTTCTTGGTGTACGGCACCGAGTTGGTGAACTCCGTCACAGTCAGCTGGCCTTGGGTGATGGTGAAGTTGGTCTCAGGTGTGACGTCGGTCTCAAGAACCGTACCGCCATCGTCGGCCACATCAGAGTAGACGTTCCAGTTGAACAGCTCGCCTTTCTCTTTGCCTTTGCCTTCCTTCACGTCACAGAACTGACGGAAGCGGCTCATAGGCTGCAGTTCGGATCGCAGGTAATCGGACAATTCGTCCGAGTACATGAAGCCACCCAGGTTATTGACACTCCATAGTTGTCCGGACATAAGTCATACTCCAGTTGTTAGTAGCCTGCCTGGCCACGTTGTTTTGCAATGTCGGAGATGATGTCGGTGGTGGTCTTAGGCTGCTCTGGAGCGGGGGCGGCACGTCTGGAAGTGCGGGAGGGAGCTGCTGTTTGTCGACGTTTCAAGTCAACGATCTTTTCAGACTCTGACCTTTCAGGCGGTACGCCTAGCTTAGTCAGAACTGCTTCCCCAGCCTTTACAAATGTGTCGTGATAACTTGGATTCGTCGCCATGTAGGCGGTGTCTTTCTGCATCCTGTCAGTCTGTATGTCCAACAGAGTCAGCAGATCGGGGTCATCTACGATACGCTTGTACCGATCAGTTCCCGCAAAGTTATCATATGCCGCTTTAAGAGTTCGCTTGTCTTCTCGTTTCGCTACGACTCGCTCAACTAGAGCTTCGTCGATTACGGCTGGTGCCTGCGCTGCAGGTTGAGCCATTCCAGCGATCAGATCAGTCAGGGCCTCTGACGACTTATCAACATCTCCATCTTCATACAGCGTATTAAGCGCGGCTGTTATAGCCTGCTTTGTTTCAGCTCTCCGTGCCTCTGCATCATCCGGCTGGGTAGATAGAGGCGGCTGGATTGCCAGTTCTTTAGTGAGTGCTTCGTACCGCTGGCGGGCTTCAACCGCCACCTGGGTCTGCACGTCTGCGTTAACGCCTTTCTGTAGCTCCTCAATCGCGGCGCTTAGCGGCATCTCCCGCTCCGCACCGTTGACTTTAAGCTTCAAATACTGCTGGCCTTCCCGCTCAATGAGTCCAGTATCGGACGTGGGTTTTATATTGTCAAGTTCTTCAATCGGCTCAGGTGCGGGCTCTGGCTCAGGCTCTGGTGCGATGCCTGCGATTTCTTCAAGCGTGACATCATCTCCAAGCTCCTCGTCTCGGCGCTCTCGGGCGCTGGCGGCAATCGCATCCATCGCCTCGGCGCGGGGGTTCAGTGCAGGTGTAGCTTCGTCTGGGTTAAGCATTGTCGCTCTCCGCTCGAATTGCTTCTAAGTGTTTGATTGCTTCAGGGCCGCCAACGATGACTTGCCCTATGACTGTCTCTATCCGACTCCATACCGCGAAGTCGAACTGGGCTTCTTTGACTGCAGCAGGATCTGGGGCTGTAGCTGCTCGAGTCATCGCATCGAGCTTGTTGGCTGCTATGGCATGCTTGAACTCTTTGCCAAGCGGCTGGCGCAGCCACTCTTTAGCACCTTCTGATGCTTGGACGATCCTCTCTAAGTCGACAGTCATGGCGGACTGCCGGGCATCGACGGCTACCCGTGCGTCCTCAGTTAGCTCATCGTTGCCTGTATATGCCCCCTCATCGATATCGGTCATATGCCCGGTTTCCCTGTTGTGCGCTTGAATTCAAGCTCGTTAGTGTTGGACTGCGCTTGCATCGCTGCAGTGTCTCGACGGGTGCGGTCCTTTGAGGTCTCGACCTGGAGCTTCGTCTGGAGCTGGGCCATGGTCATGTCTTCACTCAGTGCGATCTTGGCGAACCCAAGTTCTCGCTCTACGTCCAGCTTGGCCATCGCGACCTCTTTACGCATCTCAATATCAGCCATCTTAGCCTGGTCAGTAGCTTCTGACTGCCCTTGCTCGTAGGCCGCCTGCAGATCTTCCTCGGTTGGACCGGTCTTACCCTCCTCATCTTGGAGTAGGAACCGCTTGCCGTCGCCGTAACCGTTGGCTGCGAACTGCTCGACCGTGACCTCATCCCAGTCGATCCGCTTGGCCTGCTCTGGGTTCGAAGCGATCACACCAACCGTACGGGTCAGGGTGTCCGACTTCCGCTGAGGGCTGGTGGCTCCGAGGCCGACGTTAACCCGTAGCGTCATCGCATCTTTACGCATCCGCTCAATGAGCCGCTTCTTGGTGTCCTCCTCTTCCTCGCCCTCTACCGGCTCAAACCCTGCGACCTTGGCACCTTCCTTGAATGCCATGTTAAGCAGTACGTCGTCGGTCTCATTCATCCGGATGTATGCCATCAGCAATTCGAGCTGAGGCTTCATGAACGTCTCGGCGAATGTCCGAATATCGAACTCACTGATCGCGTTGCTGCCCTCGGCCAGCATCTCCATCCCGCCGACCGTCTCATTCAGAGCACGGTTATTTTGAATCGACGACCCTGTAAATGAGCCTGTAATGTCGTTGCTCTCAGTCTCGAGGCGCTCCTGCTCTTTATAGCTGGACGCGGTGACGTCGCTGGTCGTGACAACCTTGACATCTCGCTCCGGGTCGTTCGTATAGATGCCGCCACCCGGCACGCTGGCCATCAACGCGTCCAGATCGATCGCCGACCCTCGGCGCAGGATGTACCGCTTATTTAGCGCGAGTCGGACGTTATCCATCCGCAGGTTAGCAGTATCGTTGATCGCCATCTGCAGCTGAGAGATCAGCTCAGTCGGAGAGCTTGGGGAGAACTTGTGGGCCTCGATGATACTGAACCCATATGTGATCGGTCGGCGCCCTACAGCATACGCTTCCTTCAGCGGAATAGGACGCGTCAGCAGATATGATCCGATCGTCCAATATACCCATTCTTTGCCGTCTAGCCTGACATAGTTCTCGATCGCCATGACGATCTTAAACTCGGGGCGGTCCTGCGAGTCGAACTTATCCGGGCGGTTGTCTCCCTCCCGCGCCTGACGAACCTGATTATATCGGTCTGTCCCAGACGAGAGGATCTGTTCGCGGGTCAACTGTATCCACGGCTCAGCATCAGAGTCCTCCGAGTCCTTCATCCGATCTTCAACATCGACCACGTACATCGGCACCAGTCGCAGTACGTAAGGGCTTGAATTGATAGGATCACGCCAGTCACACGCCGGGTCCAGCAGCAGGCCCTCAGGCGGGATCATCTCGATAACCGGTTTATCCGACAGCACCTCTGCTTCATCGAACTCAGACTTCTTACCGTCTTCACTCTTGACCTTCTGCTCCCGGTACTCCCACGTGGTGTACGTAGCACAGGGCCCATAGACGCGGGTATCCTGCCAGGCGCCGAGCGCGGTGAGGTACCACGGGATTGTCTTCTCCAGCCGGTACTTCATGATGTGCTTGATCATTCGCGCACTGGCGAGTTGCTCCGGATCACTTCCATTCTCGGGCTGGATGTCGATAATCTCCAGGTTAGAGAACATCGCAGCTGCGAACTGAGCAGCACCTGATCGCTCAACCGATCGAGTCAGCGGCCGAAACAGCCGGCTTCGACCAGCGTACAGCTTGGACGTGTACGCGCTCCGACGGTAGTGCTTGTTGTTGAAGTGGTCAGCGTTCCTCTCCCACTGGTTTGTCAGCGCGGCGTTCTGATAATTCTGACCGGTGGCGAGGTTGACCGTAGAGAGTCCGATCCAGAACGAGTCGTCATGTCCACCGACGGTTATCGGCACTGACGCCGATTCGTCACCAATGACCTCAATGACTGCATCTGTATCTTCAGGGTTTATCTTAGTCACGACAGATCTATCCTCGCTTCACCGTTAATAGTTCTCTGAATCTCCATGACCTCATCCTCACTGAACACCGTCCGGCTCAGGCCACTACGCTCCAGCATCTCACCACCGATCCGTCGAATGTCCCGCTCGAACGTACCCGGGTTCATCTCGTCCATCTTCCAGATCCAACCGATCTGCCCGGAGATATGAGCGTTGTAGATCTTGACGATCCCGTTCTGGATGTCAGATACGACCTGCCACCCGTGACCTGGGTACTGCCGGACGATCTCGTTGCCGACCATCCCTGCTATCTCGGCATCCTTGACTGCGGCGACCGCCTCTTCGGGCGTCTGCGCCATGGATAGCTCGATCGCAGCCTTTTCGCTGCTGGCCTTTTTGGCCTCGGCCGCCTCTCGGTTCCGGCGGCGTTCACGTGACAGTGCGTAGCTAGGTTGCATGTTTACTCCTCTTCAGGAAAATTCTGATATCGTCGGTATGTCTGCCCGGGAACTTCAGGGCGCTCAAAGAAGTTACGCCCGCCGAACCGGTACGCCGGGTAGGGTCGCTCCCGACCGTCGAGTTGGTTTACGATCGCCCTGCCGTTCAACTTCTTAAACGACACACGTTTGGTCAATGGTCGATTGGCCATGGCTTAATCCTCTATACGAACCCGTACTCGGTGTATGGGTCAAAACTACTATCTGAGCCTCCTGCAATTGTCGTTGATGGCATACAGAACGTCAATGCCGCCCCATCCGTGATGTCTGTGGACTTCTTGATCCGCTTTTTGATCTCAGCCTTAGACTCGAGCTGCAGCTGATCGGTCGTCCGATCGTGCATGTACGTTATCGCGCAGAGCTCAGTTAGCCACTCGTCCCGATCAGGTATCGCAGCCCCGACCTCCAGCCACTCTTTGAGTAGCCAGTACATCTCGGTCCTGCGATTCTTATACCGGTCCCTCTCGATCGCCCTCTCAGCGAACCCCACCGGTGTTATCCGCTCCCCGAACCCGTATCCTACCAGCACATCATACACCCCAGCGCCGTAGCCACCGGTGGCATCAATACAGACGTGGTCGATGTGGTGCTCTCGCAGCGCCATGATGATCTCATTCGCGACCTCAAGTGTCTTCAGTTTACTCAGCCGGCGGTACCACAAGATGACCCGGCCCTGACGCAGCACCAGTGTGGTGTCGTCGTCACCCTCTCGCGCCACGTCCACCCCGAGTATCGTCCGTCCGACAGGGATGAACACCTGGTCCCGACCGGCACGCATCGCCCGAAGAACAACCTCCGGCGTCACGAGTGCGTTGTTTAGGTCCGCGTTGAACGCCTCAGCCGGGTTGGCCGGGTACTCGCGCTGGAACTGGGTCACACCCCCATGCTTGGTTGCGATCTTGTGCCGCCGCCAGGCCATCTGCTTGTCATCCAGCTTGTACAGATCGGCCACGACCTCTTCTTCGTCTGTCAGCTCAAAGTCAGCAGCAGGCTTGCGTCGGTACCCGGGCTCCCAGAACCAAGGCACGAACACCCGCCAGTACCCGTTCCAGTTAGCCGGTGGTGTGTCGTCGGCGTAGCACGCTCCCTCCCACATCGAGTGAAAGTAATTGCCCACGCCTTTGGCCGTTGACTCCAGGTAGATCTCGGTGCCCTCGCCCTCCGGCACACCCTCCATCACCCCGTCACTGATTTCTTCGGCCGATGCCCAATATCCCACTTCAGATCCGTGGAAGAAGTGTATCGTCTGACCACGCCCGGTATCCCCGGTCTTCGCCGTTCCGACCGCGTATTCCGACTCCATCTCACTGAAGATAAGCTCCT